CAAAACAAAAACGCAAGCGTAAACCTAAAGTTTCTTCTAATGGCAATAACGATAGTAGCGACAGCAGGAGCAGCTAACGCTAACAGCTATTTAACTCTTTCTGACACACAAGATCTTATTGACGGTCTTGTAGAAGATGATGATGTTGTTGCTTGGGGAACTGCTACAACTGACCAAAAAAACAGAGCTTTATATTCAGCAACTCAACGGATTGACCGTGAAAGATTTTTAGGTGCAAGGGCAACAGATACACAAGCTTTGCAATGGCCTCGTACAGGAGTAAGAAAGCCTGATACTTATATCAATACTTATGCAACTGGTTTTCCTTTTCGTATAACAACTGATTATTTTACAGACACAGAAATTCCAGACCAAATAAAAAAAGCATTAGCTGTTTTAGCTGTTTATTTGAATAACAATAAAGACGGTCTTGGACTTAGCGGATTAGAAGATTATCAAAATATCAAGGTTGGATCTTTGGATGCAACACCTAATTTTTACGGAGCTGTTGGTGCTGATCGTGTCCCACCAATGTTTGAAAGATACTTCACAGGCATTAGAATTAGTGGACCTGGAAACATTGCTGTAAAAAGAAGCTAATGGGAATCTCTTATCCTGCTGCCATCATCATCACAGACACAAACGCCCACACTGGGAGGTTTGGAAAAATTACTTGCTTAACAGATTCGACTGTTACTTTGGTTTCTCCAAATGTCACAAAAAATGGTTCTTCAACTGTTTCTGGAATTGATCTAAAAGCAAGCACAGACATTGAAGGAGTTTTTACAAGCATTACTCAAACAAGTGCAGGGTCACTTATTGCTTACAGAATCTAATGGCTGTAAAACCTAAAGGCTTTAGGAAAGCTTCAAAGAAAGTTCTTAAAGCTGTTGGTGGCGATGTAACAATCCGTAAAGTTACAGGAAGTGCTTATAACACCTCTACAGGAACAGTCGGAGAAACAACAGCAGATACAACTGTTAAAGGATTTGTTGAAGGTGTTCTTGCTAGACAGGTTGATGATTTAGTAAAGGCAACTGACAAGCGTTTGACAATTGCTGCTTCTGATTTGGATTACACGCCAACGGTTGCAGATCGAGTTGTTATTAGTTCTACAGTGCATCAAATTATTAGGATTGAGACA